ATGAGCACCACCCTCACCGAATTCTCACAAAGTGGGAGTTCACGCACGTCGACCACGAGTGGCCATACGGCAGTAATGCCGAAGTTGGTTATCGAGAAACGACGCGTACCGGAAGGGAACCAAAGCGTTGCTGAATACAGTTGCAAAGTTATACACGCAACTACAGACAGTGATGGTGCGGTACTCTCCCAAAAGGTTTCCTTTGAGGCTGTGATTCGCTACCCTATTTTAGGGGATGCGGATGACATCGCCGCTGCTCTTGTCATATTCCGCGATGTTGTTGCGGGTGACGAGTTCGGCAACTCGGTGTCAACACAAGAATGGTTGTAACCATGGAAACGGTCAAAGCAATGACTGGTATGACGCTCAACCTGATTGTGCAACTTGCGACAATCATACTAAGGCTGATTGCCAGTCTAGCCGGAAACCACCATGGTGATGACCGGGAGGAATCCCGGCCCAACCAGTAACTCAAAGGAGGATTCCACATGGAACCTAAAGACATGGTGTATGACATTTGTCGGTACTATGTTCAAGACCAAACACGCGTGGATGACCAGCTCACGTCCCTTGTCCTCGGTTTTCTGAGGGCGAGGGATATCAGTAAGTTGGCCACGTGCTCCATTCACTTCGACAGGCATTCGCATGATGTCGACGATTTCAGATTCCTTCGGCAAGTGGAAGCGTTCTTTAAAAAGAATGCCATATTTGCGCATCCGGAGACATGTCGGGAGGCTGCGTCAGTCTCGTTCTTTCAGAGCGAGCAGCGGTGTTCCGATACCAATCTTCGATTAAAGGATTACATCGAGGGTAAGCGTCCACTGGACGTGGAAACTCTTGGTATAGTCTTTAAGATGCAACGGTATATTTCAGCCGTTCTAGGGGATTTCGATCGCTTTATCAACATGCTACCATCGTTGGTTAGAGTGAGTCCTGGAGCAACAGCACAGTCCGCGAGGCGGCACAGCCTTCCTCAATTAAAAATGAGGTTGAAGCTCTTCTGTACTACAAGGGCTTCGAAGTATTTGCATTGTCTCTATAAGTACTTTGGTTTTGAGACTCTGCGAACTAAGGCCACGCATACCAACCGGATTGAGCTCGTACCGAAGAACTGGAAGACAGATCGAACGATCGCTTGTGAGCCAGAGGGTAACTTACCCCTACAGCTTGCATTCGACACGTACGCCAAAAGACAACTTAGGCGATTTAACATTGATCTGCGCGACCAGTCTGCGAATCAGCGTAAAGCCAAACATGCTTCAATCCACAATGATTATGTAACAGTGGACTTTAGCAGTGC